TCCTGTAGTACGTACTCCCATTAAGATAGGATCTATTGTGTGAGCAAAACATATCTGCTCAGTGTTAAGTTGTGAAGCTTCTTGAAATAGGCTATCATTACCATTAGTTGGCATGGCTTCTATCTTAGGTAACTGATCCTGGCTATTAGCAAAGAATGCCACAGCTTTCCCTGCATTAGCAGCCCCTTTCATACGATCTATAGTCTCTTTGATCATGTGCTTCTCCTCCTCTGATTGTGGCCTCTTAGGAAACATCATAGCAAATGAAGGGAAAATTGAGTTTTGAATATTAGACTTAGCAAAGTAGCTTAGCTCACCTGATAAGAAAGCAAAGTTAAGACAGCTAGTATATTGTGGTAGAGAATAGTGGTCCTGGCCTATAGACTTAATCTCATAACAATATAACTGCTCATAGTCAGTATTGGCTATGTGGTATGGCTTAATCTCTTGAATGCCTATCCTACGTGACCAATCATCACAAATAAAATACATTCTCTTATCTGCACTTACTCGCACCTTCTCAGGTGATACATTCTCTATCCTGCTAATCTTTTTACCTTGACCATAACAAATCTTAAAATACACCCTGTTGTGGATGATGAGCTGCTTAGTGACAGCCTTTACTATATGCTTTAAGTTAATCTTTCTTTCAAAAGTATAAAGCTCTAATTTTTCAACAGTAGTAAGCAAATCAGTCTTAAGGGCAAAGCCACCACCTATCACTGCATTAGTTTTGAAGTCCACAATAGCACCATGCAAAGGTGATGAGTAGTACATCTGATTGAGTATACTAGGGTAGAGATTATCATCCCCAAAATTAATCCACATGTTAGCAGAATATCTACTATCTACATAAGGTAGTGTAAGATTGCCAGGGCCAACAGGCATAAATGGGGTGCTAAAGGATTGGTATCCTTCCACCACTTCTGGAGCTGTGCTCTCTTTCTTAAAAAAGTTATTATACCATGCCATAATTAATCGTATATTGAAGTCCCTACAGGCCCACTTACCACCATTCTACCCTCTTCTATCACTACTCCTGTGGATTGTGCAATAGTTAAAGGTAGTACATAGGGTACTGAGCTCTGATAAACTTGGTAAATAAATTGCCCTTGTAATAATGTGATATCTACAGGCTCATTAAGTACAAAAAGATTGTATCTTTCAGGGTATGAGCTAGTATCAGCAGTAGTAAATAGCTGAGTGCTACTAGTAGTATTCATTTCATTAGTAAAAGCGAATAGATAGTGAGGGGTGGGTACAGTTGTGACCTCTGTTAAGGTTAGCACAATTTGATTAATCACACCTTGTTCAATGTATATCATACCTATATTAGATGTTCACTTCAAAATGTTTAGAAATAAAAAAAGCCCCACAAATTGCAGGGCTGATTTTAGAAAGGCAATAGATTAAATCAAGCCTAAAGCAGTGTAAGCTGCAGGTCCACCTGCTAACTGTACCTCTAGTGCTAAAGACTCATTCTCAGCTACCAAAGTAACTGTGTACTTAGAACCATCAGCTCTAGCAGTTCCTGATCCTTCTCCTGTAGCTGTAAGCTGCAAGTATGGGAAGTACCAATATCTACCATTAGCATCTAATACTACACCTGCAAGGTATTGTTGACCTGAAGCAAGTATCTTAAGTGCATTAGACTTAGCAGCTTCACGTCTGTGGAATACTAAATTGATAGTCTGAGTTACAAAAGTAGAGCCATTGATTAAATCAGCAGCCTGCTCTTCTGTATAGTTTGATGTGTTTCTGCGAATGAAGTAATTATCAAACACTGTTAAAGCAGGTGTAACTGTAATAGCTGTTACCTCATAGCTAGGGTATGTAGTGTTTGCAGTAACTACGTTAATGTTATCCTGAGGGATAAACCATACTTGATAGATACCACCACTGTTATTATCGCAACTTTTTTGAATGCCCTCGAGGGCTGTACATGTTGGCATGTTTTTTAAGTTTTATATAAAGGGGGTTGCCCCCCTCTATGAATTAATAATTAAGATCCAAAAACGATATCAGTTGGATTAACATAGTTAAATCCTACCTTCATGTTAGCACGAGTTCTGATGTAAGGCTCAGCAACTGTATCTGCTAAGTTCACTGCACGTAGATCTGATGGATCACCTTCACCATCAAACAAGTATACTAAATTATCCTTCAAAGTAATTACTAAAGTGTCATTACTCATACCTGGACAAAGAACTATTTTGATACCTAAGTAAGTCAAAGATAGATCTTGAGTGATATAAGCATTAGTGTTACCTGAAGCTACTCCTAATCGGTAGATGTTTACTAATTGAGTTGGTAAGTAGATGCGTAAATCAGCAGTACGTGATGCAATGTTAGCAGGTACTAAAGAAAATGCAGCCTCTAAGTCAGTTAATAACTGAGCAAAAGTAGGTGTAGCAGTCATATGGTAAGGGATAACATCGACATCTGCTGCAAGTTGTACTTCGTAACCATCACATAAAGAAAGTGGGCCACTTGGTAGAGCAGCATCACCTTGCCATCTCAATGATTCAATAGATCCATTAATAGAGTTAGCCATCTCAGACCAGTAAAAATTCATAAAGTTAGCTACAGAGAAATCTCCGTTTGAACCTTGAGCCATTTGCAAAGAAACAAAAGACTGCTCTAAGTCAAACTGACAAATTTGAGCCATGCTAGATAAAGCACAAACACTCATTAATTTAGCTGTAAGCTCATCAGTTGGTGCAGTGAAAGCACATGTAGATGGTTGTAAAATATCACCAAAAGTTACAGTACCGATTTTAACCTCAAACTTTACACCTGGTAAAGTACGAAAGTTGTCTACGATATCTGATGATCCTAGGTAAGCCTGAGAGTAAAAGCTCTCTGCATTGGGTGTAAGTGTAGCACCTGCACCATTGTTTAAGTCAAATCTTAGTTTTCTCATTTTGTTTTTTTTATTTGTTATTGTTAAATTTATTAAAGTTACTTAATCTTTGCTGCACGCTCAACGCTACAGCCTCCTCAACTACCACTTCTTCACCATCAACAGCCATAGCCTCTTCTAATTGGGCTTTAAGATCTGCTATCATAGCTACTAAATTATTTACTTCTGCATCTAGTGCAGGCTTAACTATTGCTAGTATTGCCTCAGCATCTAATACAGGATCTACAGCCATAGTCTCTTCTACTACTTCCTCCTCTTCTACTACTGTATCTTCTAGGGCTACCTCTTCTGGGGCTGCCACTACTTCAGCATCACGTATCTCAGTAATCTCACCGTCTACTACGACATAGATTTTACCCTCGATAGTGTGCTCTCCATCAGGTAATTTGTTCATATTTATTTTGGTTTTTAATTGTGTTTCTGCTTTTAATTTCATACCTAAATATCCCTCTATTGAGAAGCCTACCTGGTCATTATCTACCAAATGGTTATAGTACTCAACATCAGTTACCTGAGCTGTTACCATTAAGGTACCGGTAGGTACCTCTATACCGAATGATGAGTATGCCTTATCTTTAAGGGGGCTATCTACAATCCATGCTTCCAAAATATATGCTGGTACAGTCTCAGTAGTATCATGCTCTAAATTAAACAGGTCCTTATTAGACATGTCCTTCATAAACTTAGAATGTATTCTTTCGATTTCTTCTACTGAAAATGAAACGTAATATTCTTTACCATCTTCGTCATCCTTTCTATAGATCTCCATAGGGATAAGAGCAGGTGCTACAATACGATACTTAACATTATCTTTAAATATCATTTGCTTAGCCTGAGAATTGAAAGCCATACCCATTACTTTGATAGCAGGAGTGGATGTAAAAGCTATTTGTTCTATGCCTAAATCTTCTCCGTTTTCAGAGTATTCAGGATCAATCGTAATTTTGTAAATAGGTAAATTATCTTTAGCCATACCTATATTATATTATTTGTATATTTGTAAAAAAATTAAAACTATGATAACTATTTTAGGAAGGGATATCCCTAACCACCTTGACGAGCTGACTATAGAGCAGTTTGAAGTAATAACAGAGCTTAGCAACAATAAGGAATTGGATGCTGTAGATAAGCACTTACAAATCTTTGCTAGCCTAGGATTAGCTGAAAGTGAGTTCTATGATGTAGACGTGGCTGACTTTATTGAGTACACCAATGCATTCAATACTATCCCTGAGGTAGACTACCCTACCATCTCAAAAATTGAGTTAGCAGGATACAGCTACACAGCTGAGCTTAAAATGACAGTAAGAGATACTAAGCTTATTGAGAAGATAGCCATAGCTAAACCTAAAGGATATATCTCAGATGTCCTAGCAGTTTTCTTTAAGAGGGATGATCTTACACCTGCTGAGCATTATGCTGAGGCTCACCTTAAACTTAAGGCAAAATTGATTAAAGAGCTTAAGGCTAACATAGCTATCCCTTACTTACTCTTTATCACTAACAAGCTAGCTAAACAAGTTGAAGATGTACCTTCCGAAGAAGTGGAGTAATATCTCAGTTGAGCAGTTTATTGAGATAAGCCAAATAGACAAAGACCAGGGAGCCAATGGTTACAATAGTGAATTGATTTCTATAGTTACTGACATGACCTATGAAGAGGTAGATGAGCTAGATCTAGATGATATGGTGCAGATGGTAAATGATATGAAGTGGTCAAACACTCAACCATCTAAACAATATAAGCATGAGCTCTTAGGTATGAGAATAAAGCCATTGTCTAAGCTGTGCTTGTTTGAGTACATTGACCTGGACTATTACTTCAATGATAATTACCACACTAACCTAGATAAGATATGTGCTATCCTATACAGGCAAACTAAAGTAAATGAGTGGGGTGAGGTAGTACTGGAGACTTATGATTATGATATAAAAGTAAGAGCTGAGAAGTTTCTAGATCTACCAATTACTGATGTGTATGGTATAGTAGCTGAGTTTCTAAAGTTTAGGGAGAATTTTCTAGATGTGTATAAGAATTTGTTTGGCGAAGCTGAAGAGGAGCTAACAGCAGATGATAAGGCAGCCATGGAGCCTGAAGAGATAAAAGAGGTAGAGAAAGAAGTAAAAGAGAACAAATGGTCATGGGAGCGTATGATCTATGGCCTAACTGATGGTGACATCACAAAAAGTGAAGCTGTAGGAGCTCTACCACTTACCTATGTATTTAATATGTTGGGAATGAAAAAAGAGTTAGACATTTAACGGATACCCCTCAACGAAATCAGCAGGAGGATCTAATGCATAGAAAGTGTATACTAGCTTTTGATTTTCTTTGATAACAGGCACCCATTGGTTCATAGGATAATTTTTACTAAGCCAATCAAAGTACTGTTGATATATTTCAGCAGTGATACCTGAGCTCTCCATTTCCTGAGTAAATTTATCTACAAATTCTCTAGGAGCTATCTGACCACTATTAGGTCCATAAGCATTAGAAGTTTGTGGTACCCCATTATTCAAAAAGATAAAATAATACATAGCTATTATCTCTATCTCTAATCTTTCCATGTTTACTATCTGAGCATTAATTCTGATGCTATCTACTAGTGTACTGCCTGTAGGATTAGAGATATCATCTCTTACAATCCTCTTAAGAATAGTAGCCATCTTCCTACGAGTAGGATAGAGCACATTGAATATACCATTTTTAGCGTATGCCATCTTAGTAAGTCATTAAGTTAAGCCTTGTTACTATTGCTAGTTCTGTAAGCGTAGAATTTTGTACTGCTGCAATAAGATAATAAGGATTAGCAAGTGTATATAATATACTAGAAACAGCACCTGACGATAGATCTGTAGCAATTGGGTTAGTGGGTAAGTAGCATAATAGAAAAGTTGTATCTATATAGAAATCTCTAGCTACCCTTTGCATTTGCCCTGCACCTGTCATATTCTGAGCCTGGCCAATTTGAGTAGCACCAACCAAACTATTTGTAGTGTTAAAGTAAAACCTTATATTAGATGTGCCTGTACCTGATATCTTTCTTACTTGTGCTCTTAGCTGTAGTACTTGTGTAGCTACTAATGTGTTAGCAGGGATAAGAATAGATGCACTGATAGTATTAGTGGTAGAATTGTTTACTAATATCCCTGCACTATTACCTACTGTAGTATAAGGGCTAGCACCTGCTATAGTAATATCACCACTGCCTAACAATGAGGTAGAGTTAATTGTCTTTATATTTGTGCCTGATACTAAAGTATCCTGCTTAGCATTCAATGCAGTTTGCAAATCAGTTTGACTAGATAGCGTTCCTGTGATACCTCCCCAAGTTGCACCACCACCACTAGCACCTGCAATTATCTGAGCTCCTGTGATAGTGTTATTAACTTCCACCCCACCAATGATAGAGGTGCAGTCTAGTAAATCAGTTGCTTGTAAATTTCCGATATGTGCTGGAGCTGTTTGCCTCCAATTACCCCACCATCCCATATCTTAACTTGTTGCGTTTTCCCATGCCTCAATAACATTGAGTGTATCATGATTGCCACCTAATGTTACCACTAAATCCTCCATATAATTCTTAGAGTTAGCAGCATCACCACCCTGAGCTTCTAAGATATCATAGATTAGACATAGTGAGTTGTTAGGATTTACACCATAGTAATCAGCTATGCTAATTAGTAAACTAGCATCTTCATAATATGATGTACCTAGATTTGTTTCTATTTGTTGTAGTACATTGTTTGCCATAACTATATTATATTATCAAAGTGAAATGTTTAAATCGGAACTGCACAATCAGTCCAGTCATTAACTGTTAGTGTAATAGTCATCTGATAGCCTGCAGCGTAATCTAGCAAATCATTGTTGATGGGTGTAAATGTAGGAAGGCCTACCACATCAAAGTCATAGTCAGTGCTATCAGTAAAGTATACATTGAGATCACTAAGTATCTGCTGAGTGTCACTAAGTATAGTTATGATGTTAGCTCTATCTTTTTGTATGATATCAT